ATTGCAGCGATCTGCATCTCAAACTTCTTATCTGAGAATTTCTCGTAGTGGTTTCTTTCAAACTCATCGTCAGAAAGATTAAAGATATTACGAGCAACCCATGCTTCAGAAAAGAAACTTTCCTTGGCTGAGGATCCTACTTCTAATTTGGTTCTCCAGTGCTCAAGCTCTTGAAGTTGCGATAGTTTTGAAGGATTATTTAGAGATAGAGTAAATGAGATTACATCCTCACCTCTATATCCAAGAGTAAATAAATGAACGATTGCAATTTTTTCAAGTTGTGCAACTACATTTCTTTGTAATCTTTGGATCGTTCTTGCAAACCTAATATCTTTCTGGGATAAAGTTGAACCGTCCTCTCCCCCATCGTCACCCATTGAAAGATAGGCCTTGGGAATCTTGATTGCAGATAGAAGCATATTCTTAAGATACTCAACATCTTCAATATGTGCAGTGTTCTGACCAGAAGGTAGGACATCGATTGAGTGCTCACTGCCTTCAACGAATGGTAGATAGATATCTTCTTCAACTCCCAGGGGATTATAACGTAAGTCAACACGGCCACTATCAGGATCTACAACTTGGTGTCGTTTAGTATTTGTGATAATACTCTGAACGAACTGTTCAACGTCTTCATCAGGGATACCAGACACGTTAATCTTGAACACACGCCTTTCTGGTGCCCTAACGATACGATACGCCATCATCGCATCTTCCATCATAGTTAACTGACGCCAGATACGTCTTGCTCCTTCAAGAACTGAGGTTCCGTAAGGAGCATAGCGATCATTTCCTAGGATACGAAAGTGAGCAATTTGCCAGTTTTCAAAAGTTAACCCACCGGCATTCCATTGAAACTGAACATAATTAGCATTGGTCTGGTCTTCGCCCTCAAGTCTTTCGATTTCTTCTGGTGGAAGCCCGATTACGTTTTTAACACCCATGTCATCATTGACATCTAAATACATGAAGAAATCTCCATTCTTGCACATAGTTCGACACCATTCGAATAGGTTGTCATTAATATTTAGAACGTTGTAAAAAAGAACATCCAATACGTCTTTAATCTCGTCGTTTGGGCAATCAATCTTGAGAAGTTTGACCAACTCGTTATGAGTCGTCATTTCATCAGCATAGATATCCATCGCTGAGTGTAGTAAGGGATAAAACTCCATTTGGTCAAAGTCAGAGTAACGCTCCGCTCTACCAATCTGGTTCATATGTTTTGTATTTAAGTTATCAAAAGCGTTGTATGCTCGCCTTTTAAATTTATAACCTTCAAGAGAACGAAAATCACTTCCATGTTTATCAAGCTTTCTCTTTTTATTGTTTCTTGGGATTTGGGACTTGTAGTTTACAAGCGGCCCGGAAAACATTTTAGTTAACTTTTTAAAAAGTGGTGACACTTCATTTTTCGGATTTTGTCTTTGATCAGCCATTATTTAAGTACCCATTTATATTTTGCTGCAATTCTTTGAGCTTCGGTATGTTGTCGATTAGAATTTCTTGCTTTGTATCCTACCATGCCAGGAATTGCAGTGTTAAAGGTTCTGTTTACAGCAAGGACAGCTCTCATCGCAGCAGTTTTTTTGTTTTTTAGAGTAGATGTAGTGAGCGCACCATTTTCTTTAACCCAGCAGATCATAGCAAGAGACATCATAAGATCGTCTTTCCTACCCTTAGCTGCCTGTGCCTTACCATTCTTCCAAATGAAAGCCTGCATTTCTTTCGTAACTCTTTCTGACCTAATCGTAATGTGATTATTTCTAACCATCTCTTCTAATTTACCTAAAGACAAGTTTCGAATAATCTCGCCTTTTTGCGAAAACCCTATTATACAACCAGACGAGCGTTTTGCTTTGATTGGATTAACATACTGGTAAGTGCTCCTATCTTGATAATAAAGGTTTGGATAGTTCATAGCTTCTAATTCTTTACAAACCGCCCAACCAAAAGTATTATTTTCTACAATTAATAAAGCATTGTTATAATCAACACCAATATCAAACAGTAAACGAGGCAGTTCTTCTTGTGCAACTTGTCCAGTAAATTCTGCAACTTGAACCATATTGCTAAGTTTTACGATTACTGCTGTTGAGTTGTCCCCACCATCTCCACGAGCAACGTCTGAAGAGATCAAATATGTCTCCCCGTCTTCGGGTTCATCCCAGATCCAATAGTTGCCCCCAGGACCAATCTTCTTCTTAGGTGTCATTACTTGTTTTTTTTCAATTCTTTCACGATAAACTGGATCGATAAATGTGTCACCAGATAAGGAAAAATCACACTCATACTCTTGAGCTCTTTGCTTCGAACTCATGTTCTTGGTTTCGTGCTCGTACCATTCCTTTGTCTGTTCCGGGTGGACATACCATGGAAGCTTAATTGGGTTGAATAGATTCGCACCATCCTCAGCTTCAATCCATTTTTCATAGAACCACCCCTGTGCGCCCTTTGGGGTAGCGATAGCAATACAACTACCTCCTCGTGTCAAGGTGGGCCCTAAAGACTCCCACATCTCATCTAAGCCGTCTACAACAGCAGCTTCATCAATAATCAGAAGAGACAAGGCTTCGGAACGTCCTGCATCAGGTCCAGTGGCAGATGCGTAAATGAAAGAACCGTTTCCTAGTTCAAACCTATGCTCATTCCTTTTAACGACTACTTCGTCTTTAAAAAAATCAGGAATAGAGTCATACATCTTGACAACTTTTCTTAAAATATTTGCTGCGACACCAAGCTTAGTAGCAACTGTCATAATTGCTTTTTCTTCATGAAAAAGCATAATCCACAAAACATATGCTGATGTGACAGTTGAGATTCCAAGCTGTCTTGATTTTAATACGATATTGAAACGATGGTCTGTTAAATCATCAACAACATCGTTTTGAAAATCATACAATGCTAATGGAATTAAACCAAGAAGAGGGTGTGGTGCTCTAACAAAATTTGTAATAAAATATTTAGGGTCTTTACCACACTTAAGAAGCTCTGCTTTTTTCTGGGCTTTTGTAAGTCTGTAACTCATTTGTTATCCAAGGTTTCTAAATAATTTATTGCCTTGGTCTTTAGCCATGGATTTGTCAAAGGATTCTTTCTTCAGTGTTGAATACATATCCTTTACAGCATCCTCCCAACTCTTTGCACCCTTACTTTGTTCCACTTCTTTGATGCCACCAATCTTATAGGAACAGTTAGCTTTGATACTGTTTCTTATTTTTGAAATTGGGTCAATTCGAATATCAACTTCACCATGCTTAGTTAAAGTCAAAGCATCGCCAGTTATCTTCTTGTATTCCTTCTTAAGATAGGAAACAATAGATTTGAGGGTGCTCTCTGTCTCTGTCTTATACTTAGCAAGCCCCATTTGATGAATTTCTTTAATCTTAGCTTCTGTACTATAATTAAGCATTAAGAGATTACCAACAATCTTTAAACCGAAAGCATCCATAATCCTGGTATCTAAGATTACATCACCCTTTTCTCTTTTAAGTCCGACTTTTAGGTCTTCACCCTTCTCATTTTTGGCTCCATCATAAGCATTTGCTTCCGCTTGCTTAATGGCTTGTATGATTTCATATGTTGACTTACCCATTTATCTCTCTCCCATCGACATGTAAATAAAAACAAACTTCACACATGCCATATTTATTTAAATATAAATCGTCTCTAGTTTTCATCAAAAGTTTCTCACATGATGGACAACTTTTGATCTTACTCTTATTAAATAGTTTTTTTGTTACAAAAAATTCACCTATTTTTATCTTTGGTTTTTGATTAGAAGATTCCTCTTCTAATTTACTCTCTTCTAAGTAATTAGCTTCCTTTTCTTCATTCCAGAAAGAAGCGGGATTTCTAGTTGCAAGATCTCCATACTTTTCTTTGATTGCCAGCTCAAGAGCTGCAATCCTATCTAAATCAATTTTTTTCATTATCAACCTTTATTGTTAAGTAAAATACCAGAAGAGTTAATCCAGCTCCAATTAATACTCCACCAGCGACATAGGTTGTGGCCTTCCATTCACTTTGGAGTTTTGATTCAAGCATTGCGATTTCTTTATCTTTAGATGAAATTCGAAACTTATATTTCTCTTCTAGCTTCTTGAGTCTTATACCACAAATAGCTAAGTCTTTTTTACAGGTAAGCGTTGCTTTTTCTACGGCAACTTCTCTCTCCATCTCAACAAGTTTTCTGTGGCTTCGAGCCCTGTCTAAAAGTTCGGCGTTTGCCTCGAAGTCATATAGAAGGCCTGAGTATGGTGCTGTTTGTCCTTTTTGAATACTCCCAACCTTTCCTTGACCGAAAACAGGTGTGGTGATGAAACTACAAATAATAATTACAACAAGAACTTTTCTCATTCTATCTCCGTAACAGTAAATCCAAATTCATCAGCAATCTTTTTTGCCATCTCATCGGGCTCATCTTTGGATTCTTTGACAATCTCTTTGATACGTTTCTTATGCTCACGTTTCAAGGTTTCTTTCTTCTCTACAAGCTTTTTTTCTACTAAAGAGATCTGTTCACTGGTGTGTTTTTCAACCTCAAGTATTTCTTTTACCTCCTCGGCGTGAATACTTTCAAGTTCCTCCAGTTCTTTCTTTGCAATGTCTTTCTTTTTCGTATACAAACCAGCCAAACTATAAGGTTTATATTTGGATAAAAAAAAGGCAAGAACTACCAATGGGAAAACCCACCAGTAATTCTTGCCCAATATTGCTAACTTCTTAGCCCAATATTTTAATTTTATAAGCCACATTAGAGAGACTCTGCCTTTTTCGAAATAACTCTCTTGCCGGCATCTCTGGCTGCTTTGAACCAGAATGGGGCCATTAAGCCGCCGACAAAGGCTGAACCGCCGGCTACCATATAACCAATACCCACCACTTCAAGGGAAACAAGCCCCGCGAGGACGGCTGCCAAAAGAGCTACTCCTACTTGGATTGCTAATAAAACCCAAGCTTCTTTATAATCAGAATAGTTTCTTTCTTCATCATAAGCATTTAATACTTTTGTAAGCCTCCAAGATAAAGCTCCTCCGACAAGATTTCCACATGTGAGAAAAATTAATATAAGTATATATGGTATTTCCATTTTCTTACTCCTAAGTTAAAGTAGCGAATCCCTCCGAATTTTTGTTCACATTTATTACAGTGTCAACAACATCTTTTAATTCGTCTACATGAGTAATTAGTAAGATTATCTTGAAATAGTCCTTGAGCATCGTTAAAAGATCAGAAAACTTCAACATATTATCCTTATCTAAAGCAACTGCTGGTTCATCAAGGATAAGCATATTTGGTTTAGCAATCTTAGTTAGGGATGTTAGAGCTATCCTAATTGCCATTGAGGCCAGAGTCTTTTCCGCACCGGAGCCAGATTCGATACTTCGCTCTACTTGCCCAGGGTGTTTAATCTTAATTTCTAGATTAGGACCATCAATTACAAAATTACAAGTAAAGTCTACAATAGTAGATAGAGCTTCGTTGATTCTCTGATTGATTAGAGAGAGATGCTTCTTGATTAGCAATAATGGAATGCCAGTGCTGTGAGTAGCTGCTGAATATATTTCCAGGGCTTTTGATTCTTGACTGAGCTTTTCATAAGTTTCAAGGTTAGCCTCTTCGGTTTCGATCCTAACCTCAATTCTTGCAAGTTCTCTAGAAATAGAAATTATCTCGTTATCAGTCTGCGTCATCTTCAGTATTTTCAAAGTCTTTTCAAGAGCCTCTACTTTGCTAGAAATCTCTTCATTGAAGAGAATACTCTCCTCGTTTGCTGTCAACTCTGCAAGCTGCTCCTTAATTCTTTCCTGTTCTAATGCCGAAGCTTTAATATCCTTCTCCTTGCTTTCAATGACAAGATGCTCTGTTCGGATGCGAGCATTAGTGTCATTAATACAGGAAAAAAGAGACTTTCTCAACTCTAAAGAAGATTTTGCACCCTCTTGCGAGTCTAGTTTCTGTTTCTTTTCTTCAATCTCTGAAATCAAAGCTTCAAGGCGAATTATGCTCTCTTCAACCTCTGAAGTTTTAGCTACATTATTAGAAGCATTTTTTACAAATTTACAACTAGAATGTAGTTTTTTGTCACAAGGAACACCACATAAAATCGTTTTATCTTTAACAATATTTGCTTGGTCAACTAGGGCTTTGTCTAGTTTTACTCTAGCTGCTTTTAATTCAAGCTCACTTGTCTCATGTTCTAAAAGAACATTATTGAGATTGATTACGTCGATTGAGTCCATTGTGGTTTTCGAATCTGCTATCTCATCCTTCCAGCTATCTATGTAAATACGATACTTTTTAACAGCATTTTCAAGATTTTTTTGATACTCCTTAGCAACTCGGAGTTGTCGATTTAATTCTTTTCTGTTAAGGAGCTTCGGGACTGGCTTCATGCCTGCATTAATCTTTATAATATCGTGAGATAATTCTTCAATATCCTTTGCTCTCTTATCATTTTCATTTTTCTTAGAAAGGAAAAGAGCTTCTTTCCTTAAGGATTCATCCTTAAGGCTTTTAATAGAAGTATTCAAATCTTCAAGGTTATATTTATTAACTTGCTTCTTAGCTAGGTTAAGCTCTTTCTTTGCTAACTTATGAACAGGCTCGAAAGCATCAAGACCCAGGAATCTTGATAGAATCTCACGACGCACCGTGTTCCCTTGACTAATGAAATTGAACGGATCTGACTGAGAAGATAACGTTGTTAATAGAAAATCATCTTTCGTGCCAAACATTCTAGATAGAAGTTTATCAGTGTCTCTCTTAGAGAGTTCATTAAGAGTCTTTCCGTCACGAGTAACAGTTAGAGTCGATTTTGTTTCGTTGAGAATATTTCCTGATTTATCTTTGCGATCTTTCTTTTCTGTCTTTCGGAGTATCTTAATATTTTGGCCACCAGCCTCAATTGAAACTTCCCCAGAACATGAGGTCTTTGCATTATTGATAACATCGTATGTCTTCCTAATGCCTTTCGAATTAGAATTAAAAATCGTATAAAGTAAACTATCAACAATACTAGACTTACCAGTATAATTCTTTCCAAATATGCCCACGATACCTTCGTAAGATTTAAAATCAATCTCATTGTCTTCTCCATAAGAAAAGAGGTTAGACCAATCTAATGAATTTAAATTCCATGTTGAACCCGTAAAGACTTTTTGATAATCAGCTTCTTTATGAAACCTTTTTGCGAACTCAAATACAGCCTTTTTGACTTCCTTGTCAAGTCCTGGCTCTAAATAAGATTCAAGGTGCTCCCTTTGAACATCCAGGGATGATAGATCCTCGATCTCACCATCTTCTGTGATATTATTACCAAAGTATTCCTTAATATCAATAATTGATTCAACATCAAACTTATTTCTAAGCTCAATCTTAATTTCCTCAACCTCTTTTATAGTAAGGTCTTTTTTAATTTTTAACCTTACTCTGCTGTTATTTGAAATCGATATCTGGCTTACGTCAAAATCTTTTTCAACGATAATAGTTTCAAATGCTTTTGGGTTTTCAAACGTGCGATAATCACAAGTAAAGTCCGTCGCTGAATCTATGTCCCATAATAAATAGCCTTTATTCTTAACTTCTCCAAAATTTTGCTGGATAGTTGAGCCACAATAAGCAATACGCTCTCCTAAGAACTGCTTCTTATGAATATCTCCAAGAAGAGTGTAATCATATGCCTTAAAGATTTCATCAGCATTCATTTCTGAACTTAAAGCAAAACCAAGGTCAGTCTTAGCTTCGGACATACATCCATGGTAGAGAGCGATATTAATATGTTTATCACTAGGTTCTGGCCACGGAGCATCATCGAAAACTGAGATGGCATGAATTGCGACATCATCAAATTTATAAGTCTGTGTATCTCTTGAGAAATATACAGGATTTTTAGTCTTCAAGGAACTAATGATAGGTGAAATTGCATCTTGCCTACTCAGATTCTTTAGATTGCCATCATGGTTCCCTAAGATAACAACCAAGGGAGCAATGTTTGCTAGTCCCTCAAGGAAATCCTTACAAGTATCAATATACTCTGGTGAGATCTGTGTTTTGGTGTGTGCGATATCTCCACAATGAACGATCAAATCAGGTTGTTCTTTTCGTAAACTCGTATAGATCATTTCAAATACTTTCTTGTATTCTTTATGATATCTAAAGTTATGGATGTGTGTGTCTGCTATATGTGCAATACGGGTCATTATACCTTCCTTCTTTCTAACTCTTCTAATTCTCTGGTCAAATACCAGAGGGCCTTTTTAAGATCCTCTTTTTCCTTCCCTTTGTGTTTTGCTCTTGCTAAATACTTGACTGTGTTACCGAGATTAAAGCCTAGCTGCCAATCTTCAATTACATCAATTACTTCAAACTTGCCAGCGTTATAATGTGAAGGATGGTCTACAGCTTCTTTCTGCTCCGATCCATCGTCATGTTCTTCAAATATCATTATTTATCCTCTTGTTCTGTTGTTATTTCTTTAAATTCACCGTTTACACATCTTTGAATGATGTTATTAACATTCTGCTCGGATAAGACCCTGTCAAAATCGCTAGTCTCCATCGAACTAAGTATTTGATATACCTTTTTTTCTGTTAAAATTTGCTTGCTAATATAATCTATAATAAACTTACATTCTTTTCGCTTCTTTTCTTCCGAAAGAGAGTTGAAAATCCTAGGCCCGGAAGGTAACTCCATCTCTGCTGAGAAAATGTCTCCTTGACCTTCAACTCCTGGAACGTAAAACTTTACTTTAAACTTTCTATTCATTATATCTCCATGTGATCAAAACTATATTCAAGGAAAGAGTCCATAGTGACTCTTTCCGCCTTGTCTTTTCTTCTCTTAAATACTGATTTTGTCATTGAACCAACATCCTGATACGGTTCTACATTAATTTTATAAACTTCAAGCCCATATTCAAGAAACATTTTAATAATCTTGTCTTCTTTTTTAATGGCGTCAGGATCTAAACCAAAATATACCTTCGGGGAATACTCTAAAATTCGATTGAATAACTCAGTATTGCTTCTAAGGCTTGAGCCTAATAGCGGAATAGCAGTCTCTCCTGCAATTATTGCATCGAAAACTCCTTCAACTAGAATTATTTCTTTCTCGATGTTTTGAAATAGTTCATTGAATACAATATCTTTGCTAGCGTTTGAGTTGTTATATGGGGGAAAGGCTTCGCTTGTATAACTCCTAGCTATAAAGTAAGACAAATCACCGTCTAGATCGAAAGATGGAATAACAATCCTGCCTGCATATTCTCCACTAGAACAATATCCTATCTTCCAAGCTAGAATATCATTCTTATTTAAATTACGTCCGCGCAAATAAGCCATTGCTCTACTTGCGGTTGGTGCTAGTTTTTTTCCTGTAAGTGATATAAACTCTTTTGGGAGGCTTACTTTGGTCTTAGTTTTCTTTTCTTTTCCTAATTTATATATATCTTCAATCAAAGTCTTGTCAATAGACATATCAATGCTATCGTCAAAGCTTGACCATTCCATATATTGAGTTGTTGAGCCAAATCTTTTAATCAAATAGGAAATAGAAGAGCCGGACTTTTCACAAATCCAGCACTTATATTTATTTTTATTCAAATTTATAGATAATTTCTTTTTTTCGTGGGAGCAGTAAGGGCAATAAAACAAATATTCATTCCCTACCTTTTGAGACTCACCTAGAACTTCCACTAGGATTTTTTTCTTTTTCTTCGTTGACATTTACCAATCCTGCTTTTGCGATTACAAGGCTATCCGCACGATCAAACTCTCTTGGTCGTGGGTTTCCGTGGATGGTATATTCTACCTCGAAATCTGGCTCTGTGTCAATGAGGTGGGCGATAACAATCTTCTTGGCTTTCATGCCTCTCTTAATTGTAATTCCTGCACTTTTTCTAGCAGAGCCCGCTGCTAGATGTTCTGGTTTAATTTGAAATATGATATAACATATCCACGTTATAGTGGCATTAAATCTTGATAAAAGGTCAATCGTTCTTGCTGAGGATCTTCCAGGGGCAAACATTTGTAAGGACTTCTCAATGTAGATATGTGTTATCTCAGGGTACTCTACCCTTACTTTTGCTAAGTAATCTTGAACGTATGATACTTTTGCATAGAAATCTTTATACTTCGATAACATCATAGCATCACAAAGTATAATCTTGCCAGAGGCATCTAAGATGGTAATTCCAGAACAAGTTGTACTTAAATCTAAACCTAAAATCATTTTACATATCCATTTTGAGTTTAAAAGTATAGCTTAAATCTGTCCTTTTTTTAAGTGGGTTGGCAAGGGAAGCGACCATAATCATATCACCATCTTTATCATAAACTCCAATTCTATCAATAAAAACTTGCTGTTGAAAAGACTCTGAATGATGTGAGACTGAACTGGAAATTGTATTCTTAATTGGTAGACTTTCGTTTTCTAGATACAACTTAGAACCAGTACTTATTATCCATTTACCACCATTGCCAGCTTCTAGGTATGAGGGGTTGTTACTATAATTTAATTCATTCTTTCTTGCATGAGCAAAGAACATCAATGTATTTATAGAGTTCTCACCTTTGAATTCCATCTTATATGAAGACGAAGGTAGGTTGCTTCCTGTTGCGGACTCGTAAGAGCCAAAGTGGATCCATTTCGGATTATCATATCCAGCGCTGTCTTCCGTTCTAAGAGGCTTCATATATGGCTCGGAGTGAGAGGCGTCTAGGACTGTGGAG